ATTGACAAAGTTTTATGACACTAGAAATAGTCATAATTAAAATAGCTCTCATGTGTGGTGTGTGATTGTGTGTAGTTTTGGTTAACCCTCAGGTAAAATCTGGGGGTTTTTTATCGCTCATATAAAGTTTATTTATCGCTCATAAAAAGGTAGTAAAACTACTACTTTTTGACTTATGTTTTATTGATATAAGTCAATTTGATACATAAAAAAGACGCCACTAAGAATAGCAGCGTCTAACTATTAAACTACAAACAAAACATACTACTTTTTGTTATACTGATTAGCTCCGTAACCTATAGTTACTGCAACAGATATAACGTATAATGCTCTTTCATACCATTCCCACATTGTTGGGTTGTACTTATTGATGATAAAAGCGAATGGTAGATACAAACCTACTAATAAAAGTGATAAGTTGATTAAAATATCTTTATATATTTTCATGTCGATAGATTAAAATGGCAAACTTTTGCCACTTGGTTTATAATCACCTGCTTTAAATGTATCCATTTCACAATAGAAATCACTTTGTTCAGGTCCTGCGTTCTTTTTGTCTTTAATAAGGATAGAACACCATCCTTTGTTAGATGCTGCGAACTCGTTTAGTTTCTTTAAGTCCTCTGGACCGAATGATACTTTTCTGAATGATCCGTAAGCTGATCTAAGTGTGAAACATCTTCCTAAGAAGTTCTCTTTTTGTGTTGCCATGATATTTGTTTTGGTTTATAAACTCTTTTTTAATTGCTCTTTTAATTTAGTAAGATATAGACTAAAGTCTAATGCCTCTTCTATAGCGTGTTCAATCCATTGTTCTGTTATTAGGTCGTTTCTGTCAAGGTCAGTTCCGTACTTTTCAAAACCAATCCTTGCTCTATCTTTTAAACGATTAATAACATTCTCAACGACTGAATCGTATTCATAGTTATTCTGCATATCCTTTGTATTTTCTTACTTGTTCTTTAAGTTGTGCTCTCCATTTGATATCTACTGTACCATCATTTAAGATGTCTTCTACTAACTTAATAGTTTCAGCAGTTACAAACTTGCTTTCCTTAGGAACTACAGTAACCTTAACTTCTTTCTTAGTAGTCTTAGTTACATTTTCTGCCTTGTTGTCTAATTCTAAATTTTCCATAATTGTTGTTTTTATCTACCTTGTCTTCGGTATTGTTTTACATTTTTGTCTTTAGGTCCGTTTCTTTTCTTTGCCTTACCCAACCTTCTCTTCCCAAAATTGACCTTTTTGGTCATCCCAGATGCTGATTTTGCTTTCGCCATTGTCTAAAAATATTGTTAAATTAATTGATCCGTCTGATACTTGTTGACATACAATAGATGTGCCACCGCACATACCTAAATGAGTTAAAAACTCTATTTGTGATACACTTAACCTATCACCTATAGCTTTAATCTCACAAGCAATGAATTGACCATAGTTCTTATGGTAACCTATAATGTCAGGTAAGCCTTTCTTGCCAATAAAAGACCTTCCCTTAACTGCTAGGTTATTATTCCTCCATACTTCATAACCTAAACTATCTAAATATTCTAGCATCATCTTGGTTAAGTCACTTGCTGTTTTGTATGTCATATAAACGAAATTACATCAATTAATCGAAACGTATCATCTCCACAGTTGGAACTTTTACATATCTTATGCCCTCAACTATCTTAGTTTTACCCCATTTAAAGTGTCTTCTTGCCTTTATTCTAAGCATTTCAGCTCGTATAAAGTAGATCCTATCTTTAAGGTCAAAGTTGATAGCAAAGAACTCTACTCTTGTGTCTGCTATACCACTAGGTTTACCATTATTCTCATATTCAAGCCACATATATTTTTGCTTTAGGGCTTTTGGCTGTTGGATAACGAGGATTTTTGTGTTCCTAGCAAATAATAACAATGCCTGGTAAGTGCCATCTTTAGCCTTAGCTTGTTCTATGTCGAACTTACGAGTATTCTTATAGTTCCTATTTAAGTCCACTTCTCTTTGGTAGTTTTAGTTTCTTAGCGTAAAAGTATAGTGTTCTTGTACCCATACCAATACCAACTGCTATATCATTTAAGTCATGAAACCTAGCAGTATCATACCATGCTCTAGTTATAATACGTTGCTTCATGTTCTCAATGTTAAGGTCTTCTCCTTGTACATATTCCACTTCAGGGAATTTTTGGTCGATTAGTGTGATGTTTTGTTCCATGTTATTTGTTTTGGTTATAGGTTTTGTTATAGTGCAGTTCTCCACTTGCTAATTTCCTATTAATTTCAAACGTTTCATCTAAATCGCAAGATTTATATCCAACTTCAAAAGCGGTAATTATCTGCTCTTTTTCTTTTTCTTTGGCAGCTAAGATTAATTTTTCAAACTCGTCTTTATGTACTACCCAACTATTCGTATTAATGGTTGGTTGTGCTTTCTTATAAAATAATATTTCAAATTCTTGCATTGCTGTTTTCATAGTTTATAGTTTATAGTCTTCAAATGTGGTTGTTTCTCCAATAAATCTAATAGGTATATTACCAGTCTTACCATGTCTGTTCTTTTCTACCTTAACAATAACTAGGTCATCAGGATGATATTCCTTACCACCAATCTCTACAGGCTCTTTCATTTCGTAATAGGATGGTCGCATGAGCATAATAACAATGTCAGCGTCTTGCTCAATACTACCTGACTCTCTAAGATCAGATAACATAGGTAACTTATCAGCTCTTTCTTCAACCTTTCTAGATAACTGAGATAAAGCAATGATTGGTACTTCCAACTCTTTGGCTAAGGCTTTAAGGCTTCTGCTTATAAAACTTACTTCCTGCTCTCGGTTTTGGTTTTGTTTGCCTTGTCCACTCATAAGCTGAAGATAGTCTAGGAATATTACCTTAATACCATACTTCTGCTTAAGAATAGTAGCCTTAGCTCTGAGTTGTGAGATACTGATTCCTCCTGTATCTTCTATGTAGATGGGTGCTGTGATTATCTTGTCATCTGTCTTTAAAAGTAGCTTACGTTCATAGTCATTCAAATTATTCGTTCTAAGGCGTTTTAAGGGCACTTGACTCGTTATTGACTCTAACCTTTCAACAAGCTGTTCGGAGCTCATTTCGAGGCTAAAAATAGCCGTAGGAACGCTATTTAGGATAGCTAAGTGATAAACACTTGAAAGCATCATTGCTGTCTTACCTGCTCCTGGTCTTGCAGCTATGATACATAGATCAGGTTTACACCATCCTGCTATGGTTTGGTTAAGTTCTTGGAATCCAGTATTAAATCCTAAAAGTTCACCATTACTTGCTAAGTCCCTAGCAAAGTTGATAGCCATAACTACGTCAGTTATGCTTTTTTCGTATAGATTACCATATTCTAGTAAACCTATAAGTTGACTATTTAGGTCAGAAAGTAAATCTATAGCTTGACTATCGTTGTCTAAACAACTATTTTCAGCTATTCTAAGCACTTTATAGGCTTCACGCTTCTTGTACATCTCAATAACAATCTCGATATGGGTGTTTATGTGGGCTGTTGATGTTACATTATCAGTTAACTTTGATAGGTAAAAAGCTCCACCAACATCTTGTATGTCCTTATCTTGGGAAAGTTTTTGAGCTACAGTTGTTAGGTCTATAGATATGTTACTATCATACATTTCCTTAATAGCGTTGAAGATTTTTTGGTGCTTTAGATCGTAGAATATGTCAGTTTTTAGATGACCTATAACCAATGGTATAGTCCTTTTGTCTAAAAGTAATGAACCAAGTATGTTAGATTCAATATCTAAAGCTTTTGGTAGGTTTATAGCTATCATAATGTTTTTAATCTGTTTTTAATAATCTTTATATAATTTTCATCAATTTCATAACCTATATAACTATAACCTAATTCTTTTGCAACCTTTAATGTCGTACCGCTTCCTGCAAATGGGTCAATTATTAGTTCATCATTTTTAGCAGTTGTTAGTATGATTCTTTTGATAATTTCTTCTGGTATTTGACATGGATGTTCAGTTTTTTGTTTGCTAGTATTTTTTACTTGCTGAACTTCCCACCAATCATATAATTTAGCACCGTTTTTACCAGTTCTGTTTATATATGATTTTATTCTTTTATCATTAGGGTTTTTAAAAGGTTGTAATACTTTGGTAAAATCAGGTTTACAACCCCACCAACTTATAGTTCTACTTTGCTTACCAGTATTAGAATTATAAACCCATGTAACAACTTGTTCGCAATTATCAAAGCATTTTGATAAAATGTTTATTGTTTCTTCAGGATAATGAATAATTACACAAGGAGTTTTTATACATTTTAACAATTCTATATATTCATCTAATTTTAAATTATCCTTATAACTAGAATATCTATAGCTCTGATTATATGGAGGATCAGTTATTGTTAATCCTTTAGGGTAATCGTATTTTCTAAAATCATCATTTAAAATCATTATTTAAGTTTTATTTGTGTAGTTATTTTGTTTGTAGGTACATTAGTAGTATTAAATTTGGAACTATTCCTTTTCCAAGTTCTTACAGTAGCCTTCCAATCTTTCATTATCCCTGAGTTAAGTTTCCATCCTCTAGCTTCGTAGTGATCACAGAAATATTCACCATCTAAAACAAAGTCTATTTCTTTAGCATAACTACTAACCTCTAAAGGCTGTGGCTTTATAAATGTCTTATTATTGTTAATTGTATTGTTGGGTAAAGATTCTTTACCATCTGAGGTAAACTTTTTTGACCCCTTAGGTAAACTTTCTTTACCAACGGTAAAGTGGTCATCTGCAATACCAAAACTTCTATAGTCATCTATAGCATCCTTAAATGTACCTGCACATCTAAGATGGTTTGTCTTCTCATGCTTAGTTACTAATCCCTTTAAAATAAGACCCTTGATAATGTTTAAAATAGATTGCTTTGACAAGTCTAAATCATCTGCCATTGTTTCCCTACTCATATAACACCAATGAGAATCGTTGTTTTGCATACGCAGTATAGTATCTAATACACAGTACTCGTTACAAGATAAATGAAAAGCCTTCCTAACTGGATGGATAATCGTTGTATAAAATTGAGCCATAAAAATAAAAAAAGGGCTTCAGACTCACAGGTAATGCGACTACCTGTTTATCCTCCACCCAATAAATTCTTTGTTGTATTGTCGCATAATACATTACAAATATACTATTTATCCTTTACTATCCTAAAAACAACATCTCTATTATTATGCTTAAATTTCTTCTTTAGTAAAGGGCTAAGTGATTTCTTTATTGAGTCTTGTGTGATCCTTGTATTCCTTGCTGCATGAGCTAAAGATTTAAACAATACTTCACTTTTATCGTCAACATAAATCATCCTCACTGGTACTGAGTTCTCTAATCCTGCAATCTCCATCATATCTTCTTGAATTTACTAATTATGCTTAATGTTACAAATAGCAATATTGCTAGTGGTATTGATATTACTATAAACTTTACTAACTCGTATAAAAATATTATCGCTTGTTTCATGTTTGTAGTTTAAAATAACCACCCCAAGTTTCACTAATTACTATCAGGTTATTAATATTTTATCATGAGGTGGTTAAGATTTTTATTTCTTTAAGTTAATCTTAAAGGTTGTAGTGCTAATTCTAGGTGCTGGATGTACCATTTCGCCCGATTCAGGATCAACCATAGAGGTTGGTAGTGTTCTAAGCATCTTTTCCCTTTCCTTTATGGCAAACTTCATAGACTCTAATTGGTCATTCATCTTGCTCCAAGTATAGTCTTGGTCATAGATATACTTAACACCTGATTCAAACTTAGCCATTTCGCTTCCTAAGACCTCAGCCTTGCCTCCAGGATACTTACTAAGCTCATCTAATACTAACTCTTTTAAATCGGCTCTAATGCCTTCTAAGAGCTGTACTACAGCCTCAGACTTAACGAGTAGCTCTAAAGGTGATTCACCAGTCTGTGTAAAGTGATCTACTATCTGCGACTTGATTAACTCAATAGCAAATTTGTTAGGCTCAATAGAAGCAAGTTCTACTTTGGGTAATAATGTTAAATTCATATTATTTTAGATTTTCTTTTTTCATTTTTAATACCTTCATCAATGTTTCATCAGAATCAAATGATTGCTTGAAAGTAAAGTATATATCAGTTAATTGCTTAACCTTAGTACACTTAGCTACTTCCATCATGATTTCTTCTCTTGTAGGCTCTTCTTCTAAGATTTCAGCTACAACTGTTTGTACTGGCTTAGAGGTTTTTTTCGGCTCTTCATGAACAAAATCCATCTCTTCAGCAGGTGTCGCCTCGAATCCAGCAGCCTTCATCAACCATGCTAACTGATTACGGAATGCCTTACCTACTGCTCTAGTCTGTGCCATAGATAAGATTGCATACTCATCAAAGAATTTTTTGCTACCCTCTTTGTTTGAGCATATTGCTATGCCTACTGATACCAACTTATTGTCTTGGTATGATCTAACCTCGCAAGTAGCCATATACTTAATCTCTTTTTCACTTGATAAGTCTTGTACGCTTGTAATGATAGGGAATAAGCCTAATGAAGCTCCTGCCATCTGCCAGGCTTCTACGTTACAATAGTCCTTACCCTTGATGTTAGATACTAAGTGTGCATCCTTTACAAAGCGTTTAAGCTCGTTAGATAAGGATAGCATAGAGTCCTTGTTGACCATTTGGTAACTAGGAGCTTGAATTTGATTGTTAGTTGTTTGCAATTCCATTTGTTAATTGATTTGATTGTGTAAAAAAAGTTGCTTGTTTGATTGGGTATTGTTCCCACATTTTAACTATTGCCTCCATAGTTTCAAAACTAGATTGACTGTAGTTCATGTTGTGGATAATCTTAGCGACAAAGATTTTTTTGTCTACTTCGTTCATGTGTGCGAATGTTGATAGCATTTTGTTTGTTTTAATAGTTATCTGAATATAATTTAGGAATCTTTATTTTGCTTCTTACTGTCTGATATTGCTCCATATAGTAAGGTACTACCTCTATATCGTTTACAAAGGTGTTAATGCCATGTAAAACTGTAGTCCTATCCTTGTTAAAATAAGGAGCTATCTGAGCGGCTTTTTGTTTATAGTGAACATGAAGGATATAAAAGCACATATTACGAGCAAGTACCTGAGGTCTATATCTACCTTTTTTAGTAATCACTTTTTCAGGTAAATTAGTGACAATAGATATTTGCTTTACTATGTTATTGACTATATCCTGGTCCACATTGTGTATCTTTCTTTTAAATAGATTTTGTCTTGGAGTTCTATATTTCGCTGTAATCATTGATTTGTGTTTTTAATAGTTCGAGTTTTTTGTTATAGAATGTTTTGATTAACTCGGTCATCTCATAATCATTGTTCTTAAGTCTTGTTTCAATAACATAACGACTATAGCCTGTTATCTCCATAATCTTCTTCATGTCGCCATACTTAAATAGGCTTTTGTAGTCTGTGATCTCTTGCATTTGTTTATTTAGTTTTAAAGTGATTGATATGTCTGTCTATTCCTTGAACTGCTGCATCTAAAGAAGCGTAATAACTTGCTCTCCAGTAATACCATTTGCCATGTAGGATTTGATTATCCCAAGTAATATACATCCCTTTGTAGGTGTATTGTTTTGACATTCTTCCGTTACTGTTTACATAGGTAAACTCTTCTTTGATACCTTTTTTCTTTTGTTCTAGGGTTAGTTTCAACATTGGTTTTGGGTTTTTTATTCCTCTTGTGAGGGTTTTTGATAAGTTTTTGTTTCTAGGACTTCTGTTAATCTAAGTGGCATACCTTGACTAAGCTTCATAAATAAATCATAAGCCTTATCCTTATTGATATTTATAGATCCGCTAACTAAGATACCGTCTTGCTTTGTATAGTACAATGTACTGTTTAAAACTAGGTCTGTTTCTTCTACAAATTCGAATTTCATGTTTGTTTGTTTTTTATGTGTTTTAATATTTTTATCTTCCTTGCCAGTTATTAGGTGTTCCAGTTATACCACCTTCGGTATTATTGTTATTAAATGTTTGATCATCTGATGGCTCTTCTTCTTCATCTTCCCAATCGCAATGTTCTAAGCAGTCAGGACAGATTCCTAGTTCAGGCATTGTGGTATGTGCTCCACAGCAAGTTGAGTATGACATTATTTATTAAGTTTTTGGTGTCTTGTAAAATAGGTTTTTGGATCACCAATCTTAACCTGGCTCATATTCCTTTCATATTCCAAAGGATGTATGCAAGTTTTTGTCTGATGATTGTAATAGGCTTGTTCGCCTTTGTCGATGATTGTGCCAGTAATACCGCACTTCATCTGATAACTGAGTGTGATTAATTCGTGCATGAGTTTTTTGTTTTGGTTGTGTTAAGCGTAAAATTAGTAATTGTTTTTATATTTTACAACATTTATTCTTAAAAATTTGTGAAAATTTATAAATCTTTTGTCCATTGTGTAGCCATAGCTCGTGCAATACCTTCAAATGTTTTAGATCTTAAAGTTCTACGTTCAGCAGGAGATTTTGCAGTTGCTAAGGCATCAGCATACCATTTAGGGTGAGATTTACCACTCTTAAAAACAGTCCTTTCACCTTTACCAACAATATTTGTAGGCTCTAGCTTTGGTAGATTTTTAAGCCATAGACAAGTTGTTTTTGTAGCTTCATCACCAAACATATATGGCTGAATAATCTGATCAGGTTTACGGATTTTTGTTGATATAACCGAAACAGGGTTCTCAATAGCTATTCTAGGAATAGGTGCATCCATAAGTTTTTGGACAAAATCTAAAGCTATAGCTTGGTTTTTATACCTTTCTAGGTTAGGTGATCCATCCTTATTATAGAGATGTCTTGCACCACTAACAGATAAAAAAGTGCAAGGAGGATGTGCAATCAT